CACCCGGACGGGACAGCAGTGAACGCCACCGTCGACGAGTGGAGCGCAGCGGCCGAGACGAGCATCGCCCCGTTGGTCACCGTGGTGATCCCCGGTATGTCGACCACGGTCCCCGACGTGTTGTTGTAGGACACGGTCGACCCGGTGACGTCGACCGGGGTAACCGAGTCCACCCCGGAGAAACGGGTCATTGCCCCGGTGACCCGGTCCGCGGTCGCGTCGTGCGTCCACGTGTAATCAGCCGGTTCGGACCCGGTCGCAAACCGGCAGTACAGCCCGGAGAGCTCCCCGGCGGTCCCGGTGCTAGGCGTGGTCTGCGCCGTACCCAGCAGGGTCCACCCGGATTGCGACGCGGTCAGGGTCCGCTGCGATGCGTTCGTGTCCTTCGTGACTGTGATCGCAGCGACCAGCAACTCACCGGACGTCGTCCCCGCCGGGACAGGAACGACTACCGACGACGACGCAACATTTTCGTAGAGCGTCGGGGTGCCCTGCGGCGTGATGGTCGACCCGCCACCGGGCACGGTCCGTGTGCCGGTAGCGGCCTGCGTGACATGCGGCAGAGTTTGATCCGCTGTACCGGTGACGTCGCCGGTAGCAACTGGCCCCAACCAACCCACCGTGGTAATAGCCAGATCGTCTAGCCAGAACGTCCCCGGCAGAGTCGCACCGCCCTGCACCGCGCCGAACTGATGCTGTGTGACCTGCGCCCCGAGGTTCTGCGTTGCGGCCAGCGCCGACGACTCGTCCGCGGTAGTCCCGTCCGGGGTGGTCTTGAATATCCGCACATCAAATTGCCCGACAGTTGTCGATGCCTTGATGTGCCACTCGACGCGGTTCCATGCGTTCAACGTCAGCGAGGCGGTTGACGTGAACAGGCTTGTATTTCCAGAACCCCCGTCGAGTCGGACCTTCCCGGCAGTTGTTACCGCGACCCGGGCGACGTTCGTCCCCGCGTTCTGCGAACGGTAAAACAGCCACGTCGCGGCAGGGTTGGCGGTCAGGTAGATGTACGCGCGGCCCCAGAACTCCGTCTGACTACCGACCGCAGCGGCCCACTCCGCGTAGGTCGTCGACGACGCGGCCGGGGTGAGCTTCGCGGACAGGGCACCATGAGCGGCCCGCGCGTTGTCAAACGCAAACGGTGTTGCCCCACCGATGGACACCGAGTCGAATGCATCACCCGAAGCCCCGCCACTATTCGCGGCGCTGATCGTGGTGGTGTTGGTGCCGCCCTCGAAACTATTGCTGACGGCGACCACGAGTCACCCCGCTACCTGGCCGGCCATACCGGCGCCGGTTGTGATTTCATCAGACCGGGTTTCCGTTTGTGTCGGTGTTGTCGTGCCACGTGACGGGCATCTTGACGGACTTATAGGCTTTGCCGCCCTCGAACCGTGTCCCGCCCCCGAAAGTGTTCCCGCGGATCGTCACGTCGTTGATCAGTTGCCCGGTCGACCCTGGCACAGCGAACACCGTGTAGTTACCGCCCGTCAGCCAGCAATCCTCGATCAGGATCGGCCCGGACGGCTGCCCCCCCAAATCGTTCTTGAGGATCGCGCAACTATTCCCGTAGATACCTTCGGCCGGTGTCGCCACGTTGACATCGCAACGCCTCACGATGACGTTCTTACCGGACCCCTCGCATTGCATCCCGTCCGCGTGCGCGCCCGCTTCCGGGGTCAGGTGATGAATCCAAGAGTCCTCGAGCGTCACGTTGGAACCGAGCTTCACCCCGTCCTGCAGGGTGCTGTGGATGTTCAGGCGGCGGCCGGTCCAGGACCCGCCCATGATGCCGTTCTTGGCGCCGGTCAGTTCCGTGTCCTCGATGGTGACCGACCCGGCCCCGGACACTCGGACGCACCAATTAGAGCCGCTCGAGCTCGTCACCCGGCAGTTGCGAACCATGACGCCCGGGTGCGTGACGTTGATAACCCCGGCGATGTCCAGGTCTTCGATGACTTGCCCGGCCTTGGTGCTGGACACGGTGCCGGACTTTGCGAGGACGGTCCCGGCGGGTACGCCGGTGTTGTCCGGTCCGGGCCGGCTGACGGCGGGCGGGTCAACGGGTGGCGGATCCACAGGTGGCGGGTCGGGGATCGGGTCAGGGTCCGGCGGCGGATCAACAGGACCCGGGTCGACAGGCGGGTCGACAGGACCAGGATCAACAGGTGGCGGATCCACCGGCGGCGAGCTCGGCGCGACCAGCGCCAACACCTCACCCCGGAACCGATCGAACACAGCGGCCAGATCAGATTCGATACCCATTACTGCGCCGGCATGGTGATGACCCATGACGTGACGGAAATCGTTCCGCCCGCCACGATGGACACCGAGTCGAGGATCAGGTCAGCGGCCGACGTGCCGACCGAGCCGTCGATGATGGCCACGGCGTTGGAGTCCAGTGCCCGGAACCATGTCGCGGTGCCCGTCGCGTCCGCGGATGAGTCAGCGGTGATAGCCGATGCGGTGGCCACCCCGTTCGACCCCGTAGGGAACGCCGGATCAGAACAGGTCAGGGTGCCGAGCAGGACCTGCGCACCGACCGCGGTGCCCGGGCCGGCGGGTTGGGTGCCGGTGTAAATCTTGATCGTCGCAGCACCCGCCCCAGCGTCTAGCAGGGTCGTCAGCGCGTTCACCATCGCGTTGCGGGCAGCATTGGAAATGATCGTGTTCAGTGCCATGCGGTTGGCCTCCTGCTATGTCGCGGTCCGTCCGGTCCCGCTCAGGATAGGTCAAGCAGTTACCGGGACCAGTGACCCCAACAGGTCGCGCGTCACGATCGACCCGGGCACCCACTGGCCCCCCGCTGACTCACAAACAAGAAGCCCATCGTTGCGGACGTAGAACACGGCGGCCGATCCGACCTCCTGCCACCATGACCGGTGCTTGAGGGGTTGGGTCAGTTTGTGAATGACGATCCCCGCGGCTACCTGCGCCGCGAGGGTCCGCGGCAGGGTCACGACCTTCACCGAGTTTGGTAGCCCCTTGTGATCGTTCAGTTGCAACCGCATCGTGTCAGCGTCCACGACCTGAATCGCCAGGACCTCGGCGTATTCGGGGATGAACCATTGCACGATGTCCCCTGTGGTGATCCGTGTGACGTCCCAATCTTGGGATTCCCAGGTACCGGGTTGCCCGGGGATCGTCACTAGCCGGTCGTCGCCCCCGTGCGTCACGGCCCGACCACGCCCACCGTGACCGGTTGGGTGAGTGTGTTCGCCTTCCGGTACGCCCCGTAAGCGGCGAGGATCGGTGTCGCCACCGTCAGGATCAGGGACGCAATCACCCAAATTTGAGGGTCCACCGATGGCAGCGTGTCCGGCGCCGACTCCAACCACGTGGCCAGCAGTGCGAGCACCGCGGGGATAGCACCCCATATCACCGCGGAGACGGCCTTCTCCGGGTTTGTCGGCGGCGCAGGATCGCCCACAGCTAGGACGGTCCCGGCGGGCAGGGCATCAGCCATCATTTGCTCCCTTGATCGGTGAACCAACGCGGATGGTAGTTGTCCACCATTCCCCGGACCCGCGTGACCCGGTGGAAGTAGTTCAGTGTCTCCGGCGCATTCCAGAACGCCACGTCCCGGGCCTCCCGGGTGATCGCCTCATCAAACCCGGGGATGGCCCACCGTTGAACACGCCAGCACCATTCGACGACGTCACCCGTCTTATCCGCGGCGGCCAACTGCCGGAGGGTTTCAGTGACGATCCATTCCGTGTTCATGCACTGGACGATGCTGCCCCAACCAGCCCACGGCCGAGCGGCCAGCGTCGTTGCTTCGGAGGGGGACGCCTGCGTCGGACCAACGGACACACCGTTGTGACCGACCCAACCGGCGGGCCAACCCCCGCGCTCGAGCTCCCGGCGGGACTCGACCCGCAGCACAGCGCGTTGCGACTCTTTCAACCCCGGCGCGGTGCCATCGTTCGCCAGCACCCGCCAATCGGATTCGGCGTCGACGATCAGCATTATCGCGAACAGCAGATCGAACCGCCCGGGGTAGTGGTCCCGCCACGTCCGCACCGTGTCGTTCAGGACGAGGTCCCGCGGGTCGAGCCCCGACATGTCAATCGACGACGTCGGCGGGGTCAGCCTTTTGGGAGGGAGTTACCCATCCGTTCGCACTGTTCGCGGGCACTCTTGAGCTGATCCGCGTTCATCTCAATGGCGGTGCTGTGAGCGCCCCACCATCCCAACGCCTCACCCTGCTGGAAATACCCTTGGCTAGGGATTTGGTAGAACACGCCCGGCCCGGTTGCATAGTCGAAGTTGTCGCAGCGGATCAATCTCGTGAGCGGCATGTTGTCGTCGTCCTCTTCGTTGTCGGATGGTGCTGCCCCGCCGGTACCTCCGGCGGGCTGGGGGTTAGGGGAAGGTGTGCCGCCCACGGCGGCGCCGGAGGTCCATTGCTGGACCATTTGCATGAATATCGCGTAGGGGAACCCCTGACCGGGGTCGGTATGGTTCGTCCCCCCGAGCGTTGCGGAGATGTCCGCGTGGGTACAGAACCCGCGTTCACCGTTCCTGATCTGCCCGAGTGACAGCCACCGGAGGGGGATGCCCTTCGCTGCGGCGACCTCCGCGGCCCGCTTCGCGTCCAACCGCACGGCGGCGAACTGATCGCCCGTCGTCCACTCCGCGAATGAGTAGCGCGCGTAGCCGACGACTTCTAGTCCGATACCTACTTGGTTCCCGTTGCCGCAATGCCAACCCACGGTGGAGAGGTTCAGCAGGTCCACCGTTTCCCCGGGGTCGGTCATGGAATGCGGGCTGACGCCGGCGTTCTGGATCCACCCGTTCGCGAGGTCCCACGCAAGCCCCCGGCGGGCCGGTGCTTCGAGGGAGTGAATGACGATCAGGGAGGGTTGCCCGGGCCGGTACCCGCCACCATGGGAGGGGGCCTGCACGAATCGATTAGCCACGGTCGGCCGCCTGCGTTTCGAGTTCCCGCGCGTCGAGCCGGTGAACGGCCTCGGCCACTGCTTCGGCGGGCACAGCCAACCGGCAGGGCGGTTCATCCTGCTCGGCCGCGCGGGCCTCCATCTCGTCCAGGAGCGCCGAATATTGCTCGTCGGTTAGGTTCCCCTCGGCGGAGGGGTCGTCATCGTTGAGAGGCATACAGGGGATGGTAACGCTAAGCGGCCTAGTCCTGCCGTTGCGTCACCCTATGGCGCGCCCGGTACTGTTCCCGCTCATACCCACCGACGAGGGCAACCCCGGACGACATGACCAGTAGCCACATCACGGCGTTAACGTAGGGCGCCCATTCCCACGGTGGGATCACAGGGGTTGTTGACCCGGCGATGACGAGGGACGCCCAACCGACCACGGCCACCGTCCCCAGCAGGTAGGCGATCGCCCGGGTGTCCCAGTACGTCCAGAACCGTGTTGACGTCACATACCGCAGCAGCATGTAGGTGAACAGGATGGGTGTCAGTACCCGCCCGATGTCGTCGATAAAATAGATCACGATGCACGCCCCGTTACTTCATTCCACCGATCACGAAAATGGTTGGCCGAGTCGATTCGGTCCCACCATTCGGCGGCCCTCTGCTCAACTTCCGCGAGTAGGTGCGCGTGCTTGCTTGTTTTCTCTGCGCGTGCTTCCGCTTCGGCGGGGTCGATCCATTCCCGGCCTTCAGGGTCATCCGGTTTGGTTGCCATCACTACCCACGTTAGGCGGTAACTGTTCGTTCAGGGGGGATGCACTCAGCACGTGCGCGACGGTTCGTAGGGCGGTGTCAGTAGTTCGGAGTCTAGCCCCGGTAAGGGTTTTGTACGCCTCGTCGGTCAGGTTGAACGCTGACCAAACCTGATCGAGTTGCCTAGCCATCTGCCCGAGCCGGTAGTCCCGGTCCGCCCTGACGTCGTCCAGTTGCTGATCCCGGTCGGCCACCCTCGCATCGGCGGCGGCCTTCGCGTCGACGATGCGTGACTCAGCCAGTTGGTTCGCCCGGTCCCGTTCCGCTTGATGCTCGGCGGCCTGCTGCGCCAACCGTTCCCGTAAACCCTCAACCTGACCCTGCCATTGCGCGATGTGCTCATTGTGGGAACTGATCGTGATGAGTTTGTTTTTCAGGATCGCCCGGAGCGCCCACGCCCCGCCGGCTAGGGAGCCAAGCGCGCCTAGTGCGGCGATGATGACGCCAACGGTCGGCTCCACACTCGCCCCCTCCGTTGGTGACCGGCTGTGCCCGCTCTATCACTGCCAGTATCCGACACGTTGGGGTGTCGGAGCGACAACTACGGGACCGAGTCCTGCCCGTCGATCACGGCCCCCTCCGGCCCGAACGTAACCCAAACCTTGTGCGACACAGTCGGCGTATACCCCATCAGGTAACGGCACGTCGCAACGGTCCCGTTCGTCAACGTCACAGACGCGGTCGTCGAACCCCCGGTGTATGCGGTGATCGTCCCCCGCTGCCGGTACGTCAACCGGCGCCCACCGAGGAACGCCTGCACCGTGGCTTCCAACTGCCGGACCCGCTCCGTCAGTGCTTGCACGTTCGCCAGATCGCTAGCGGGGTTCACACCCGGGGCTCTCATAGGTTCATCAGGGTAGGGACCACCGTCTCAGCTTCCCCGGTCTGATCGACCGTCGTAACCATCCCTGTGATTCGCATATCCCTGGCCACCGTCCCCTGTTTGCCCATCCTCGTTTTCAGTAGCACAGCATCCCCAACCCCGTATGTGCCGTAGACCGGTGCCCGCCGGCCAACGAGGGAAATGTCCACCCCGACAGTTGGGTAACGGGACGCAGCCAAGCGGCCGGCGGCCTTAGCGTCGAGTGTCCCCAGATCGGACGCCTGATCGGTAAACACCGATTCCAGGTAGGGCAAACCATTAACCGGGTCGGAGTTCAACACGTCGGCATCCCCGGTGACCCGCGTCCCGGCCTGCTCCGAGCCGAGCACCGCAACCCGGTTAGCCATGCCTGTGCCGTCCGCTGCCATCGTCACCGCGGCGACGTTCCCCCCGGGATGTTCAAACACCTTCCGCCCCTCGTTGCCCTGCTGCACCCCGACCGTTGGATACCCGATGTCCCACAGCACGTACGGGGTGCCGTCGTCCTGCCGGCGGTACAGCAACCGGTATTCCGGTCCGGGGAGCGTGCTCGTTCCCGGTTCGTCCCCGAGCTCGGTCAGGTTCTTGATCATCTGCCCGATGACTTTCCGGGCGATCCCGGGGTATCCGTCGTCGGTGTTTCCCGGTGTCTCGAGGCGGTCCCGGAGCACCCCGGATTTAGCGGTGTTCAACTGCCACCAGGGGATGGCGGACGACACAGCCCACGACTGCGTCACCTGCGTTGGGGTGAACAGGGTTGGTTTGCTCATGGCGGCCCGGAGTAGGTCCCGGAAGATGTCGTTCTGATCGATCTGCGTGAATGACAGGGTGTTCCTGATGGTGCGGCGCCATAGGACGGCGTCGACCCGGTCCGCGTGAATGTCGAGCATCCCCGAAGATGAGTTCCACTTATAACCGGTGAACACGTAGGCGCCCATCGGGTTTCCGTTCAGGCATGGCCAGAACACGCGGCGCCAGAAATCATCTTCCGGTTTCGTCGACAGGAATATCCGGGTGTCCAACGATATTGAGCCGTCGAGGACACCTCCGGACCGCAACGTGTCGCTGAATTTGAACCCACCCATAGGCACCCGGGCGATGTGCTGCCCGGTTCCCCACCGGGTGACCATCAGCGACCATCGGGCCATGATCTAGTAACCCCACGCAATGCCGTTGATGGTGAGGAACCCCAACCCCAGGCCCGCCAGGATGGCCGCGCTAAGAGGGACCACGGCGCCACCGGAGAATGTGTAAGCCCGCCACCGGGTGTTACTGGCAGACACCGAAATCAGGGTGAACCATATAGGGGAGTTCACGGTCTGAATGCTGTACGTGAGGGCGGCACCAACGCAGGTATTGGGGAACGGTGTTGACCCGGTGACGACCCCACCGACGAGCGTCCCCACCCCAGCGTCGAAGTCACCGTTACTGTCCGGGGCCACGTTGCCTAACATGATGCGGGTCATCAGCCCGTATTGGTAGGCCCCGGCACCGACCATCAGGCCGAGTAGGTTGTCCGGGGTTACATACGGTTGGAACGGTGCGAGCTCGGCGGCGGCCTCCGCAGCCGAAGCCACCGGAACCAGCCCCCCCGGTGCGACCGTCATAATCCCGTCCGTGCCGGCCAGTTTCGTCACGACCAGGCCGGCGCCGTTCGCGTTCACCCTGATCTGCGCTATCTCCTGCCACTGCCCGTTAGTGGGGAGCCCTGTTGTGGTCGACGGTCGGGCCGGTGACGCGGCGGCGGTCCCTGCCACTCGTTTGATTTGGCAGGACGTCCCGGCGCCGGTCGCGTCATCGCAGATGACCTCCGCGACGAGGACGTCTATCCGCGGGTTTGTGGGGTCAGATGTGATCGTGTCAATAACTGTGTCGGTGGTGAGGGTGACCGAGTGGGATCCTTGCCCGTTCGCGGCGGCGACAACGATCTGACCGGCCTTCATCGTTACCGACGTCGCGGAGGTGACGGTCACGTCGCAGGGGTTGCCCTGCGCGGGGATGATCCCCCCGCGGCGCCCGAGCTTCCCAGTGCCACCGACAACGGACCCGGCGCCCATCCCTAGGCGGAGTGCTTTGCCGGTGTACGCCTCACCATCACCCGGTGATCCGAGGATGAGGGTCGAGCCCTGCGGGATCGTGGCAGCCATAGTGTTTCCCCTTTACCAATCGGTTTCGTAGTAGGCCACGGTCAGCGTCCGCGGACCGGTCGCACCGGGTAGGCCGATGGCCTGCACATTGTTGGCGCCCACAGCTAGTCGCATATCGACCAGCAGATCAGACAACGGATCAGTGAACCGTGTCTCACCGTTCAGGCTGATCGATCCGTCACCGGTGTTGATCGTCAGAATGTCGGTGTCCGTCATATTCACGTTCACCCGGATAGTGCGGCCGGTTGTCATGTTCGCCACCCCCGGTAGGTTCTGCGCCCCGGCGAGCTCGAACACCGCATCGGCCGGTGCGGTCCCACCGTTGTAAACCACCCCGGCGCCCGACGCTGTGCCTGCGGGGAACGTGATCGGCGGGGTGATCGGGAACGTAACCCCAGCGCCCGGGGCACCGAGGTTGAGGACCACCCGGTTGAACGCCCCGAGCTTGAACGCTGACGAACAGTCCAGCAGGAACTTCCACGGGAAGGACCCCTGCCCCCAATCGTTCGACATGCTGATATCCGCGGCTAGCAGCTTCCCCCACACGGTGCGGGTCTGCCCGGCCACGGTGACCGTCATGGCCTCTTCGGCCAGCGGGTCAGCGTTGGGGACCATGATTCGGCGGAACTCAGCCACCACCGTGTCACGGTCGGCGCGTTGCGAAACGAACCCGGACACGATTACCTGGCGGCCCTCGTGGTGGACGGGTGCGTTTGCGTTTCCGTGGCCACCGAAGCGGGGTTGCTTGTCCATCTGCGCCCCGGGCAGGGACAGCCAACCGGTTAAACCGTTCTCCGGGTTGAGTAGGCGAACGGTGCCGCGGCCGAACGACAGGCCCCGGAACGCGACGGTTGTCAGCGATAGGTCGGCCATCAGTTCACCCCCATGTATGCGGCCCGGTTCAGCAGGTCGGTAGCGTCCCGGTACTCCCCGACACGGACGTCACCAAATTGGATCACGGTCCGCGGGCCTGTGTTGGCCTGTGCGGTCACAGCGGACCCGGCCGGTGCCATCGCACCAGGTAAACCCCCGTTGCGTTGGAGTAGCCACATCGCGGCGGCCTGCGCCCCCCCAGCGGTCAACGCATCCCGGAACCCATAGGTACCGGCCTGCCCACCGAGCTTGTTGACGTCGTTGCCGTCCAGTACGTGTTCCCCGCGGTGCGCGATGATCGGCTGATTGTCAACGGTGTACGGCCCGGTGTCCGGTGTCGCACCACCACGCCGGAAACCCCCGCCCAAATGTGGAAGCGGGATCGGCGCGCCGACAAGTTTCGACTCGATCACCAACTGTTTGTAACCGGGGATCAGCTCAATCGCCCGACGAATATTATTCGCCACCTCCTGCGCCCCCCCGGACACCGTGATGTCCGTGTTATGCGACCCCGGGATCTGATTCACCGCTTGTTTGACGTCGTCGGCGGTGCCGATCACCCCGTCCCCGCCGGCCTCCCGCATCCGCGCCACCGTCTCACCCGGGATCCCGAACAACGACTGCGCGACGGCGGCGGCCTTCCCGGACAGCCGGTCAGCCTCCGGTTGCGCATTGATGAACGCGGTCCGGGCCTCTTCGATTTTCTGATTCGCGGCGTTCGACGATGCCTGCACGTTGTCGTACCCACCGGCCAGGGTGAACGCTGAACTCGCATTCGCTATGGCGGCGTCCCGGGCTTTGATATTCGCGGTTCGCATGTCCTCTTCTGATTGGGTGACCTCGGCGGCGGCGTCGTCGACCCCGCGGTGCGCGTCGGCTAGGTCGAGTTGAGCGGCGGTCACCTGCTCGGCGGTGGTCCGGGTGTCCGTGTTCTCGTCCCCTAGGTGGGCTGTGACGTCCGCTAGCTTCGCCTCCGCATCGGTCACTTTCAGGGCGGCGGCGGTGACGCCGTCGTGAGCTGCCGAGTTGTCCCGCTGCGACTGTGCGATCCCGCGGAACGCGGCGGCGGCGAGGTCCGCGGCCTGCTGCGCGGTGACGGTCCCACCGTTCACCGCGATCAGTGAGGCGATCAGGAATTGGGTTGCTGTGTCAGCGTCGGACGCAGCACCCCCGAGCGCCTTCGTCGCGTCCGCTAGGTTCTTCATCGGGTCGCCGGCATCCGCTGCGGCGTCCCCGGCCTTACCTGCCCCACCGGCGGCGTCCTCGAGCTTCACCGCGGCCTTGCCGGACTCGTCCGCTACCAAACCCATATCCGATGCCAGATTCCCGGACACCCCCAGCACTGCGTCGAACTGCCCCGAGGCGTACTGACCCGCATCACCACTTGCGAGGATGTCCGAGGCGACCTGCCTCGAGTTCCCCGACAACTCGATCCCCTTAGCAACCATCCTTGACCAGGCACCGGACCCCGTTAGGGCGGCCTCCGCAGCGTCGAGGATCGCCGTATGTACCCGGTCCTGTTCCGGGCCGAGCCCTTTCAACGCCCCGGTGTAATCCGTGACGACCCCGCCCATCGCCTTATACGCCTGCAGATGCCCGGACTCCGCGGCACCGTTGCGGAGCACCTCGTCAGCGTTCGCGGCCAGTTTCCCGGTCGCCTCGTCGATCACCCCCGCGAAATTCGACACCGTCGTCTGCGCGGCCTCCGTCTTAGACATGAATATGCCGATCGCGGCGGTAACCCCCAGGATGGCGATACCGATCGGCCCACCGAACGAGGTCAGCATCGCGGCGCCGACCGCGCGCATCCCACCGGCCATCCCACCGAGCGACGACATGATCATCGGGATAACGAACATCAGGCCCTTGAGGAACCCAACCACCTGCGGCCCAACGGTCACCCACAGGGCGAACGCGGCGGCCCCGGCCTGCACCGGCCCGGGGAGTTGCGAGAACCACGACACAACGTCCGCGATCACTTCGACCATCCCACCGAGGATGCCGATACCGACACTGAGGAGTTCTTGGAATGCCTGCCACGCGGGCATCAGTTTGTTACCGACGCTCACCTGCAGTTCCTCGAACTGCGCGGCCAGGGTCTTTGACGTGTTCGACGCTGAATCAGCCGTGCGAGCGAAATCACCCACAGCCCGGGCGCCGTCCGCGGTGACGATGGCCAGAGTAGCGGTGGCCCTCTCCGCGGCGGTGAGCTCGGACGCGGTCTTTTTCCCTGACGCGGCCAACGCCTCGTGTTCGACCCGGGTGCCGTTGATATTCGGGATGATGGCCTGCAGTGAGTCGTACTCACCCCGGAGCGCCCCGCTGATCCGGTCGAGTACGTCCCCCGTTTCTAGGTCGTTGAACGACCCAAGGTCCGCGGCGAGTTGAACCGTGCTCGTTGACATGTCGGCGGCGGCGTCCGCAGCGAACCCGATCTGCGAAAACATGTCCCCGAACGATGTTGCAGCACCCACAGCGGCAGTCGACGACAGACCCATCGAGGTTGCCGCGGTCTTAGACCATGCTTCGATCTTCCCGAAATTGGACCCGAAGATGATCCCAGCCTTGGACATCGTTTCGCCGGCCGAGGATGCGGCGTCGATCGATTCCTTGAAGAATCCGAGCAACGCTTTACCACCGGCGATGATGCCGGCGGCGGCGATCATTTTCTTGACACCGTCCATGAACTCGCCACCGATGTCGTGGCCGAGGCGGCTAAAGAACCCGCGGGACTCTTCCACCCCGGACCGCGCACCGCGGCCGAGTGCCTGCCCTGCCTGCGTCCCGGCCTGACCAGCGGCGGCGGGGATACCCGCCATCTGCCGCTCCACAGCCGACGCGAATTGCCCCGTTGAGTTCCGCCACTTCCCGGCGGCGTCCTGCCACAACCCGGACGTTGACCCGGCCGCAGACCCGATCGCACCGGTAACCCCAGCCATGCCCCTGGCGGCTTCCGCCGGTGCCTGCCGCATCGCGTTGGTATAGGCGGCGTCGTCGAGCCGCATCGTTGCGACCAGTTCACCCACATTGATGCTCATGCGGCCACGCTTCCCATCATGTCGGCGTCAGTCGGCGGTGCGGGCACCCCATCAGCGGGGTGCGTGTTCTTCTCGTCGGCGTCGATGGAACACCCCAACAACGACTCCGGGTACGCCAGCAACGCACACAGGCGGGTTTCAAACCAACGCCACGACCGACCCCAGAACACCGCCTCGAGGTCCACCCCCAGCAGGTGATGAAAGTCAGCGACAACCAGCGCCCACCGTTCAACGACGGTCACCCAGTTGATCGGCCTGCCGGGGTTGTCTCTCGCTTCCGCTTGGCACCCCGGGACGTGCTGATAGTTCTCCCAGAGTTGCGCGTCGGGGTTGAACTCGCCGGAGCCACACCAAACGTTGCAATCCTTCCGGCCGCTTGCATCAACCCCTCTATCGCTTTTGGGTCGTGCCCCAACTCCCACACTGTTTCAGCGATCAACCGGCCGCGTTGATGATCCGTGATCGCAGTCAGATAGACCCGGTCCAGTGCGGCGAACGGCACCCCATCAGCTTTCATCTCGTCGTAGACAGGGCCGAGGATCCGCCGGTACGCGGCCTCTTCGTCCCCGCCTGCTAGTTCTTCGATGGCGGCCTGTTCGTTGTCGACGACGGCCTTCCGCAGCAACAGCCCGGTTGCGATGTTCACCGGCGGTATCTCGTAGAGCTTCCCGTTCACCGGTAACCGCAGCGGACCGACCGCGAACTCGAGGTAGTCCTTCACCGGTCTAGACGTGGACGAACGCGACAGCGTTGGACGTCCCAGCAGGGTTGACCACGGTCACCGGCTGCGACCCGGTCGTTGCCAGGGCCTGCGCGATGATCGTCTGATCGTTGACGATGGTGTACGCACCGGCGGCGACGACACCGGCACCGAACTTGACCGACGTCACCGAGGTGAAATTGGAGCCCTTGATGGTGACGTTGGTCCCGGTCGCAACAGCACTGTTCGGCGTCACAGAGGTGATAACGGGTGCGGTGGCCACAGCAACCGGGTTGGCAATCACGGTGGGCTGACCCTGGTTCGTGATCACGACCTGCACCTTTTGGAGGTCCTGCTGCCCACCACCCTGCGGTGACCACTCCACAACACCGAAGCCCTCTTCGCAGTTGTCGGTCCTGCCGTACCGGTCGAACGCGCGCCAGTGAACCAACAGCGGCGGGTCGTTCTTGGCGATCAGCCGGAGTTCCTCCTGCCCGGCGTCGAACACCGCGGGGTAAACCTTCCGCTCAAATTCCATCTCAACCATCCGGCCAAGGGAGGTCACGGCCTGCGACGTCCAACGCCCGGTATCGGCGTCGGAGTTGTCGGTCTTACCGGTTTCCTGCCCGAGTTTGATGGACTTCATACCGAAGCACGTTGTCCAGGACCCGGTACCGAGGACGGCGCCCCGGGCGAGGTCGACTTGGAACACCGTTGCAAGTGCCGGCGTCGACTGCCCTACGACGGATGGTGTGATGACGGGTGCGCCCATAGCTGTGCCTCCTGATTCGGCCCCGGGCAGTCATTCCGCCCGGGTGATGCTGGGGTCATACCAACGCGGGGCGGGCTGCCCTCACGGTGTAATTCTCGGACGCTTCGGGTCGACCGAGGTCACCTATCCCGAGGTCCGTTCCGTACTGGTAATGCACCCAGCTAACCGGGCATCCGTTGATCGTTTCGTTTCGGATCGTACCCAGCACCCGGGCGATGGTTTCGGAGGTGTCCCCTAACCATTGGGTGTCACCGGTGCGGTTCGACCTGATGAGGCACGTAACCCGGATGTCGACGGCACCGGCGCCGGTCGCGTTCAGCCGGCCCTCTTGGTCTGCGTCGTCGGGCCCGTTGATCAGTGCCACCGTCAGGACCACGGTGTTGTCCGTGACGGCGGCGGTCGGCGCCGGGACGGTCAGCCCGGCGGCCCGCAGCTTCCCCCGCAGCCCGACCGCTAGGTCGTTTAGGAAACTCATTGCAACGTCGATCGGATCGGACCGGCCAGCAGTCGTTCAGCCACAGCGGCGGATTGTGCGGCCGGATCACTGAGGTAGTGGTCGGACCGGCCGGCGTCGTGGTTCATCGGTTTCTCATGCTGGATCACGGCGTATGCGGCGGCGGCGCCCCGCCCGTACCCAACGGCGGCGGTCATCGTGCCGGCGTCGACAGCGGTGGTCCCCGAGTTCTGTAGCGTGCCCTCTTCGATTGGGACGATCCTCGACGACTGCTCTAGGACGTACTCAGCCCAATCCCCCAGGCCCTCCAACGCGGCCTCCCGGGTCTGCGCGGCGATGATGGCCAGGCGACCGGCGAACGCTGCGACACCGTCCCCGCTCATTCGCACATCGCCGTGACCCCGTCCACATCAGGATCCCCGACGACGAGCGAATCGAGGGTGATCACCGTTGTGACCCTTTCGGCGGGTCGGTGCGGTGCGATCGGGAGGGTGACCCGCGACCCCGGCAACAGGCGAGCGCCATCGGTGGGTGAGGCGAGTATCTGTGTTCCGCTGATCGCGTCGTTACCGTCCGACGACCGAACGAGCTTCGTCTGTTCCGCGATCAGGCAAGAGATGACAACCGGGCTGGCGAACGCTGACCCGCCCCACTCCGCGTTAGCCCCCACCAGGGTTTCAACGATCACGGTGTGTGCGTACAGGGATTCGGTCACCAGCCACGCACCCCCACGACCCTCGAGCTGATCAGGCCGGCGTCCGCGAGTATGTCGAACGCTGCCACGGTCAACCGGTCAATGTCCGGTACTTCTGTCCCGGCGGCTGCGGTGGCGGGTTTGTACTCCACGGACCGCGGCCCCAACGTCACTTTCGTAACGGTCTGTTCCGTGGCCTCGATGATCAGCCCTGTGTCGGGGTCAACCCCGGCCAGGGTCCACGCCGTGACCTGCTCACAAACCGCGTCGGATAGCGCCTCGATCAGGTCGTCGTCCACCGGTAGCCCACTCGGTTGCGTAGCGTATTGGGCCAACCGTGTGGCACGAGAAACCAGGCGGGATGCGGCACGTAGGTAACGGTCTACATCATCCGGGTGAACCAGCGCCGGAGAGTAGCCGGCCAGTGCGGCGGTCGTGGCGTATCTGATCATCGCGCTTTACCCTCCTGTGATAGCGGTGGGACAGGGAGAACACCCCGGCTTAGAGTGTTCGGCGGTCCCTGTCCCATCGCCCCTGTCCCCGGGACTGATCAGGTTCCCGGCGCCTTATTCGATGCGGATCGTCTTACCCTTGTCCGGCCCGTCCAGGATGTGACGCACACGGACCGGCAGGCCCCGCGCGTCCAACTGCTCGTACTCTTCGACCCTGACGTCCCCGTCAGCGACGTCCGAACGAACCAGCACCGGATCCGGCACCGGTACAGCCCCGAGGATCGTCCCCGCGGCCAACGCCTCCGGGGATGGTGCCTGCGGGCTGATCGTCGACGCCCGCTCTGTGGGGTCCGTCGTGTCGGCCGGTGCGTCCCCCGGTGCGTTCGTAGCCGGTGCGTGGACGTCGGTGTCCAAGCGGGTTTCTTCGACCACCGGTGCGGCCTTCACGTCGTCGGCCTTCGGCTCGTCGGTGGTTTTCTTCGCGGTTGCCATGATGTTGTTCCTACTCCCATACGGTTGGATACGGTTGCCGGATTGGGTGATGAGTGCCCGCGGCTGATCCGACACAGGCCCGCGGGCACCCACCGATTACGACGCGAGGATGCCCGTCAGCCGTGCCGCGGCCTTCCCCCCGAACACAGCCAGACCGCAGTAGAACTCGATCCGGGTGCGGTAAACGGGCTGTGACTGCAACAGCCCGAGGTCGTCGACCATGACGCCACCGTTCGTCAACCCGGTGACGCCACGGTCGGACTCGTCGTTGCCGTACTTCACGGCGTAGACCGACGACGCGATCGAGGACGCGCCCTGCGTTTCTGTCTGCGGCAGGATCCGGGCACCGGCGAGGTTGTCCCCCGGGTCCAGGATCGGGATGCCGTTATACGACAGGACCCGCTTCTGTGTGACGTCCTCACGCACACTCTCGAACCCACCGGCGTACCGGGCGGCGGAACGAATCCGGGGAAGGATCGCACTATTGGCGTAGATCGCGCCGTTCTGCCCATTGATCCCCGGCACCGCGGCCAACAGCAGGTCGAACTGATCGAGGAACGCCATCGCCAACGCCTGCGTCCCGGAGATAGCGATCCCGTTCGTACCGGCGGAAATGACCTGCGCACCGGTCAAACGCTTCTTGAGCCCGTCGAAACCCTTGGTATCAACGGTCACGTCACCGTTAAAGAAATGATCCGAGAACTTGTAGCTGGCGGCCTTAACCTTGAGCTTCGTTTGCTCGGCGCGCTGATCGTTCAGGTTCCCCCGGGTCTGCACGATGAACCGGTCAACGTCGGCGTCACCACCGAGGATGACAAGCGACTCCGTGGCCTGGTTGAACGTGCCCGTCGATTCGACGTACGCCTCGTTGACCAGCCGGAACGCCACCCCTGGCAGGGTCGACTCCTGGTTGTAGGCGTAGGCGTTGCCCTGAATGGTTTTCAGGGGGATGCGGTCCAGGATTGGGGACTCCTGAACGAACGTCTCGAGCACCCCCCGCTGTAGGTCGTTCTGCGAGATGACGGCGGATTGGGCGAGGGTTACGGCCATTCGAGGTGTCCCTTACTTGTGAGGGCCGGCGGCGTAGGCGCCTGCCATGAGGTCCTGTCCGTGGAGTTTCGACAGGTCTGGGTTTCGTTGGTCACCGGCCCCGCCGGGGTGTTCCAAACTGCCACCGGCCGCGCCGCCCGCGCGTGCCCGTAACGTTTGATCAGATGTTAGCGCGTCCGTGATCTTTGCCTTGATGTCCGTCTCTGCCGTGTCGGACGCCGGGTCAATCGACGACACAGCCCGCATAAACGAACGAGAGTCCAACAGGCGGCCGACGTCGACACCCATCCCCGGGGCGAGCGCGGTCCGGTAAATCGCCAACTCCCGGTCCCGCTCCGTGTTCGCAGCGGTCAACGCTTCGATCTGCTGCGTGAGTTTCGCGGGGTCCGCCTTCTCATCCGGGGTGATCCCCAGTGCCGCGGTGATCTTCGCGGTCAGTTCCTTCTGCGCGTCGGCGGCGGCGGCGGCCCTAGCTGCGTCCCGGGACTTCCCACCGGCCGACGCGGCCTCCTTCTGCAACCCGGCGATGATGGCCTTTAGCTCGGTCGGGTCGTCCGTGTTGATCCCCGTTGCGCCAGCGCCAGCACCCGCACCCTGCGCTCCCGTCTGGCCTGCTCCTGCGCCGCCCTGGTCACCTCCGGTGTCACCTCCGGCGCCGGCCCCAGTGCCACCGTCCCCGCCTGCGTCCTCTGCGCCTTGCATGAGCCAGATTGGTCGGCCATCTTTCCGCCTCCCGATCATCGTTTTCGGTACGGGCAGGATCGTTCGGTGCATTGTGACTCCCTGTGTCGGTTGTGATCACAGGGTAAGCCCGTCGCACTATTCCGGTAGCGGATCGTCGGTCAGTGTCGGCAGCGCGTCGCGGTTCGCTTCGGTCCACGCCCGAGCCATCCGCGCCGACGTCAGCCCACCGTTGGGGTCGAACGGGCATTTCGTGGCCCCCTCACCCCGGAGGTAACGCAACGCGGCGGCACGCCCGAGTTGACGCGCGTAGGCGTCCAACGTCGGGCCTAAACCATCAGCGGCCATCAGAGGTCACTAAACCTATGGACCAGCACTAATAGGCTGCCTTGCACCGTCCCCCAGTGCTGCCCGCTACCCATGTCGATTAGGCGAACAAGATCCGCGCCCGGCGTGGCGGTTACCAAATAGAGCGCGGTTCCTGACCTGTATCTGACGACATCCCCAACACCGAACGCGACTAAAGTCTCCATACCCATCATCCTACACTAGGTCGGTTAGTGTCACACTAGGAAATCGTCCGCCCCACGTTCCCGGCGTTCCGTCCCCGTTATGACCTGCTGACGGTACTGCTCCAACGTCGGCCGCCCGTGCTGATCCCACCATTGTTTGAGCTCGTCGCTGGCCCACTTCCGTGCCCGCGCCTCCGGCCCGGTGAACAGTTTCCGCGCGTCGATCTGCCTCGCCCCGTCCGCGGCGAACTTAGCGTTATGCGCCTCCGCAGCCTTCGACAACATATGACCCCGGGTGTCGTCCTCCGCGGCGTTCCACAACCGATGCACCTCGTCGGCGTAGTCGTTGCGGATCATCTCGTCGAGGGTCTTACCGCGCGCCCCGCTAGCTTTCAGCCGTTGGAATGCCTCCTGCTTTAGCTGTGTTTCGATGGGCACCCCCAGCACGTCGAACACAGCGGAGTGCGGGTCCTCCCCGGCGTCGATCCGCCGGCCCACTTCATCCCACTTGGATTGCATCGCGGCTTCCCGGGTGTCGGCCCGTTTCTGCCGTTGCGCCTCAACAGCCAGGCGGCGCCGCTCCACCCTCTGCGCCTCACGCATCGGCGCCTCATCGCGGCGGTCGAGCTCGGCACCGATCCGGTCAGCCCCCGGGTGGTCCTCTTCATACGCGGACCGCAACACCACCTCGAGGTCAGCATCGGTGGCGGCCCGGAGCTCCCGCGAGTTCCAATCCCTGATGTCGGCCGGCGGTGTCCGCGGGGTCCGCTTCGGTTTCGGCTGGACGAGCTCGGCGGGAACCTCCGGCACCCGCGGGGCCACCGGCCGCGGTGTTGGCGTACTGATCGACGTCCGATACCCGAGGTCCTTCCGCCCGTTCGCGTCCCGCCACATCTTGAAATCAGCCTGCGCCGCCCTCAACTTCCGGTTAGCCGCGGTCGCGGCCGGTGACCCCTTACCCCCCACCGTGCTGGCGGTCTGCGCCTTCCGTTTCAACGCCCTAATATGGCGCTCCCGGTAGCGTTGTTGCTGCCTGACCTTGTCCCCTTCGGGGTCCTCCGTGTCCGTCAGCGGCGGCGTGATCCCCGGCAAATACGCAACGGTCCGGTGCCGGCAGTTCGGGTGGAACAGGCCGGCGGCGGTGGCTTGTGCGAGCGTCCCCGACACGGTGTAGGACGTATCGGCGGCGGTGTACGTCCCGGCCTTCGTCGCACCGGTCAGGCTGAGGACCTTCCCCTCCCACGGACGGCATTTCTCGCACTCTTCCGGTGCGTCGCTGATCATCACGAGGTCCCGGCCTGCGTCGACGAGCCGATCCCGGTGCCCTTGCATGATGGCCTGTGACGCAGCGGTGCGGCCCACCATTTCCGCGTAGGACGTCATTGACCACGCACGGCCGCCACGGTCGACGAACCCCGTCACGCCACGGTCCGCCCACGTTTGCATTGCATCCCACGACGCTTCACGGCGGGTCATCGTCCCAGTGAGCATCCGCCCGGCGGTCTGCTGCACAACGTCCCGGTAGATCGCTTCCTGCTGCGACCTGATCACTAGCCCGGTGTCCCGTAACTGTTGCCCGGCGGCGAGGGTGAGTGCTTGCACAGCGCGGGTGTCGACCCCACCGAACGCCCCACCGGTTGACCCGCCGAGGCGGGCGAGGTCCACCCCTGCGATCGACGCACCCCGGTTGTATCCGGCGAGCACAGCATCCGCGGCGGCGGCGGTCCCTGCCTTATCCAGCCCTTTGACGAGTTGCGCGGTCTGCGCCCGCAACCGTTGCACCGCGATTAGTTGTTGCTCCCGCCACGACGGGGTGTCGATCCCCTTCGTTACGGTCCGGCCGATCATGTCCAACAGTTGCAGTTCGGCGTCGGCGTAAACCTCCAGCAGCCCTTTGCCTAGGAGTCTCGCGTCATCCGGTGATACCGGCATCGGTGCCCCCGTCGAGCGGACCGGTGATCGTCGTCGCGTCGAGGTTGTTCCGGGCAGCGGTGCCCTCCCTGATCTGCCGAACTTCGTCCGCGACCTGCGCGTCCGTCCAATCCGGGTGACCCATCCTAACGATGGTCATATCCGACGCGGCCTCCGCAGCCCGCAACGCCTGCTGTGTCTGCGCCAACTGGATCGGGGTTTCCTGCGCACCCGGCGGGAACTCCAACGTCAGCAGGTCGTCGGCTACCGGGCCGAGCCGGGCGGCCTGATCCATCGCTAGCGCTTTACGCAGGATGGTTTCCAACCCCGGCCGTTCCTGGTTCAACACTGCATCCCGGGTCCGCATCGACCTAGAGTCTTTCGACAGGACACCGGTCGCGGTTTGCGCGTTCCCGTTCTCATCCTCCCCGAACGTATTAGCCGAGAACGACCCGGCCCGCAGGATCAACTCGGTAAGTTCCTGACACGTCGCCCGGTGCTCATCAACCCGGATATTGAACTGAACCTGACGGATCGGGTCCACCCCAGTGTCAGCACCCAACGCCCGCGGCATCGCCAACGGTGTGATCAGGCGGCGGTCCATGTCGAACAGGGCACCCAACCCCGGACCCTTCCCCGACGTTTCCAGCAACCAATCCGCGATGATCAGCCTTGAACGGCCGAGGTCGACGTCACGCATCCACGACGAATAGGCGTCGTCCAGTTTCGACAGCGACCCCTCGACGCCTTGGAAAACAGAGCGGCCGAGGTCACGCCCGATCGGGTCGGTACGCCACAACCGCTGCGGGGTCCTGCCCGGGATATGGACGACGTCCAGGCCCGGGGTGCCTGTGTCGATCAGCCCATCAGGGAACGCCTTAGCCAACTCGAGCAGGTCAGGGTGTGCGGTGAGTTCCATCCGCCGGCCCACCTTGTCCCTAGTGCCTTGGAACAATCCGTGGCGGATCACCCCAACACCTGTGGGGTCGAGCTCGTGGGACTCGAAGTGACGCCAAACCATGTTCCCGGTTTGGGTGGCCCCGAGTTCCCACCAGAACGCCACGGACCGCAACCGGCCCCGGGAAAACACTGGCCACGCCCCGTCGTAGGCGACCTGTTCGAACACGCACCGGTCCGCACCGTTGGGGATCACGGCTTGCACGTACCGGCCACCGAACGCTGCGCCGAGCTCCACCCCCCCGGCCATCGACGTCAGTAGCCCGTCCCGGGTGTACTCATCAACCCGGGCCATCGTCGCAGCCGATGCGGAGGTGATCACCGGCGGTTCGGAGTACAGCAGTTCCGCCGTAGCAGCGCACAGATCGGACGCTAGGGGGACATGTAACCGGTCGTCCGCCTCACCCTGCACGATCGGGTTGCCCCAAATGATGCGGCCCATCACCCCCCGCAGACCGCCGGAGAATTGCGCCGGCCGGTTCAGTTGCTGCGCTATCGGGGTTGCCCCATACGCTGCGGTGAGTTGGTCAACGTCGCCGGAGTACCACGCGGACCACTTGTGGAACTCGGACAGCAACCCGGCTAGGGGTCGCGGCGGCCACTCTTGGTCAACGATTGGCAGCGGCATCGGTGGTTCCTCTCGGCGGGTTGCGTCTTAGGGTATTGGGTCAGGCTGCGCGGACTAGTGAACGCCATGAATGGTGCGTGGTTTGGATGGCGTACCGGCCACCGTCCAGCGAGTGATCCGCGGACTTAATCACCGCGTCTTTCCCTTTCGCGGCCTGATCGGGATCCCACGAATAACCCGGGGCCTCATCAATGAACCCCGAACAGCGGTCAGCGACTTTCAGCCGGTCAGTCGACAGCATCGACGACATGAGCTGAATCCCTGGCAGCACCCGGTTATCAGCGTTCGTCAGCCTCCCGAACCGTTGCTCAATCATCTCCGCCTGCAAGGATGCCGCGGACGGGTCGACGATCACCCACTCGATCGGCGGTTCGTCCCGGGTGCCGTCCTTCGGGAGGTGCGGTTGGGCCATCCAATCCCCCAGGCCCTTGACTAGGCGTGTGTCCGTCCAACGCCCGTCGACCCTGCCGTCATGCCGCCACTCGTCAACCAAATACAGCCTCGAGTCCAGCCCGAGCCCGAGGAGCAGGGCGGCGGTCGGGTTGTTCGTGCCGTAGTCCACCCCAACCCCGAGTAGGCGTTGCATCGTCGGGAGGGTGCCCCACGGTATGACCATGCGGATCGGGTCCCAGTCCGCGAACACAGCACCCTCCGCGGCGACCCACTCCCCCAAATACATGCGCCGGTACCACAGCCCGGTCAGTTCCCGCCGGTACCTGGCTTTGCGGGATTCACTGATCCCGGGGTTGTCGTCCATCGTGAAATGCCAGATATGCCACCCCGGCAGCAGACCTTTGCGGACACGGTCCATGTAGAGCCGTTTCAGCCAGTGCCCCGGGGTGTCCGGGTTCGTTGTGGCGAACAGGCGGGCCTCGTCGGACGACAACCGGCCGAGGAGGGTTTGAAACGCAACCTCGTCCATCAGGGTCAGTTCGTCGACGTACGCACCGGCGAGGGTGAGCCCACGGATACGCTCCTCAGCTTTGGAGTCGCCGGTGCCGATCAGTTCGATTTCCCGGCCGAGGATGTGCGCGGTCGTCGACTTCCGCCGGAACTGCACACACTCGGGGTGCAGTTGTTTGAGCGGGGATAGGACGTTACGACCGATCGTGTCCAGGGTCAGCCCGAGCACCGCGATATGCCCGGCCGGTGCGGTCCGCACATACTCCAAGAACGCGATTAGGGACGCGATGGTTTTCCCGGATCGGATGGCCCCGTTCCATAGGTTCACGACCCCGTTCGCGTGACGGATCGACGCCCATTGTTTCGCGGATAAACCCATCAGGTTGCCCTAGGTGCGGCGGCGATTGATGTCAGCAGGCTAACGAGGGCGGCGGCGGCGGACACGTTCAGCAGTTCCGGCCAGTTCACCCCGGTGATCCCAACAGCGTTGGAACCGACGAGGGCAACGGCGGTTGCTGCGGCGGTCCTAATTGCCCGGTCGGCAGCGTCGACCCACATATCGGGGTTGGCATACCGTGATCGCACACGGTCAGTATGCGATGGTCACGCGCGGTTGCTAGTCACGGATGGCGCCGCTTGCTCGGTCGCTGCCCCGGCTGTGGTGTCGACCAGGACTCCCGCGGGAACCGCAACCGGTGCCGGCGGCGTTGCTCCGCCTCGATCACGGCGGCGGCCCCGTACCGGCGGCCTTCCATCGCCACTGTGTGATGCTCGACCAGTTCAGCATCCGTGGCGGCACGCAACGCCTGCTGTACGTCCCCGGTGATGGTGACCGGCCGAGGGGTTTCCATGTCGTCGAATGCTTCGACGACCTCCCGTAACTGATGGACGTCGGTCGGCCAACCATTCGCGTTCAGTTCGGCAGCTGCGCGGGCGAGCTCGGCGGCCACGATGTCATCACCACGGGTCGACGCCACCCGGCGCGCCGGATCCATCACGACTCCGTCCGGCACTGATCGAGGAACACCACAGCCTGCGCGTGAGCACCCACAATCAACGTCGGGTCAGCCAACGGGGTGATCCCCGGCCCCGACATCCGCTTAAGGGTTTCCGCGATCTGCGCGAACCGTTCCGCGGCCTCACCACACGCACCGGCCCCCGGCTTAAGGTGTTCCGTCTGCCCGGTGACCAGGAACGTGGCGGCGATTCCGATCAGCAGCCCGACGACGGCGCCACCGATCACCCCCAGCATGTCCCGTTTCGCGTGCGGGCCTTTCGTTTCTGCCATGCGGTTTATCATTCGCCCATTCCTTCGGATCGTGGGTCATCCGACCACGGTTTGATTACCGGGGCCGGTTTTGGTCGGGGGGTTGCGAGTGCTGCGACTGCGAGCTCGGCCAGTGTGTACGCCAGCCGGAGAGGTATGTCGTGCCCCTGTCTGGCCCATACGGCGATGATGTCCCCGATGGCCTTGTCAGGGTCAGCCATCACACGTCCCACAGGTGAGCCATGAGCAGATGAGCCCGGACCATGCTGGCTAGGTCTGTAGCCGGCGGATGGCAGAACTCCAGATCAAAGGTTTGCGACCAGTCGCATAGCCAGCAGGACACCCGAGTGACCCCGTACCGGGTCCTAACGCGGATCGGTGGGAACCGGTGCGGCGACCGGTGCGCGAGCGGCAACGGGCACGGGATAGCTGCGGTGCTGTGTCGGTACCCGCATCGCTGGCGGTCGGACATCGGCCGGACCTGTTCAGCGTCCAACGGGAGCACGTCCCGCGGGTCCTCATCCGGGTGCCACTGCACCGGCAACCGGAGCGCATCCCTGATTCTCATAGCTTGATCCCCCTAGGTGATGGTGCCGGCATGTGTTGCAGCCCGTAGGCGAGGGCCATCCGCGCGACGTCCGACGTTGACAGGTGGAACTCGGCGGCCTTCCGGTCGATCGCCTCACGACCAGCCGTCGTGACACGGATCGACACTCTGGCGTCCCGGGCCTTCGTTTGGTCAGGCATCGCCCCGCCAAACCCGGAGCCGTTCCCCCCGGTCAGCGATCAGCGCGGCGCCGAGCCGGCCGGACAGCGGTGACCCGCCGGCCACGTAGGCGCCGAGCACGATCAGCCACGACCCCACGAACTCCCGGACCCTGGTCATCGTTCACCGTTGGCGATGGCCAGCAGAGCCCGGTTGGTGCCCTCGATCGCGGCGTAATCCCGCGGGGTGAGTTGGTCGGCGTACTTCTCCATGTGGTCGGCTAGCCGGTCCGCGGTGACCCTCGCGGGGTGACGGGCGGCGAGTCGGTCCTGTTCGGTTAGCGGTTCCATCAGAACAGCCTGCAACCGGCGGAGTAGTAAACCCCGAACTGACTCAACCGGTCATTAAGACCAGCCGGGAAATTGATGATGTAGTTGGACGAATTGACGCAGTAGTTATAGGTGTTCCCCGCCAGGGACCGCAGCCTCACGGCATTGCAGTGCCGGGTCGTCGACGACGCCACATACGACACCGACGACGAGTACAGCGGTTGCGTTGAGGGCCACGAATACCCGGCCGAGTCGCAATCCCACGGCGTGTATTTCCGCTCGAACAGGGCACCCTGCCCCGGCCAGTAGTGCTCCCATATGGATAGTTCACCGGACGCTGCGGCGGCGTTGGGTGCGGCCATGATCGTCAGGCCGGCGGCCAGTGCGAGCACAGCGAGGATTGCTTTGATGCGGTTCATGGTGCCTCTTCCGTTGGTCGGGCTGATTGTGTGTGCGCCGGTACCCTCGGCGCTCCGCGTTGCTTTCCCCATCGCCCCGTTAGGTGGTCGACCGCGGCCCGTACGTTTCTAGCGGTGGAACCCTGCGGCCTTGATCGCGCCCACAGCCTCCGGCAGTTCGTAACGGTCGATGAACACCCCCAGGATGCGGGTCAAACGGTCAGTGTCCGTGTCGTCGAGGCGGGCCTGTTCCGCGGCCCAACGCTGCCACCCCGGTGCGTGCTTGGCCCGGTGAATCAGTGTCTCCGGCATGATCCCCAACCCCTTCCAAATCGTGTACCCCAAATGTACCCCACGGGTACCAAATGGTACCCACGATTATTCGGGTGAATCCACCGGCGACACAGTCATCGGGTCGTCAGGATCCGCCCCCACCGGAGCCGTCCGCAACAACTGATCCAACAAGGACACGACGGGGCCGAGCCCCTGCCCCTCGCTGTAAACGTCGACGTACCTAGCTTGCTGCGCCAGGATGCGGGTCAGCGAGAGGACGTGCTTCGACAGTTGCCCCGCGGTCAGGTTCCCCCGGGCTTGGTCGTCCCCGATACGGCGCATCACCGAACGCGCGGCCAGCTCGAGCCGGTCCATGTGGATTCGTGCGAGCTCGTCCGCGGCCGGTTTCTCCCGGCGTGCCAGCGCGGCCTTGATCGCTTCGCCCACAGCACCGCGGGATTTGTACCCGATTTCCCGGGCTATCTCGTCGTACGTCCAGCCGAGTACGCGCAGCTCGAGCGCCCGCGCTTGGCGTGCTGCGCCGGTCAGCCGGTGCGGGTTCGTTGGGAGTGCCACGCCTCGAGCCATCGTCCTGATTCCTTTACGTCCTGTGCCGGTTAGGTTCAGGGTAGGTCGTGGAGCATGTCCCAGAGCCGGTCGGTTTGTGCGCGTCGTTCGGCGTCGAGGTCGTCGAGTTTGGATCGGTCCGCGGCGGCTTGTACGTCGTCGAGCCATCGTCGGTGTGCGCGGCGTGCTGCGCGTCGGTCCGCGGTGAGTGCCCGGTATGCCCAGATGTTCGCGGCGACGATCGGTGCGAGTGCGGTGCCGGTGAGGATGATGGTTGCGGCGGTGTCGCTCACTTCCCACCACCCGGGGCGGCGGGATTGAACGGAATCGGCCCGGTCTTTGTCCCGATCTGGACGACACCACCCGGCGCGACCGAGACCGTGGCGTCCAACAGTGCACCGAACGCAGACCCCGCCAACTGCTCCCGCTCCGGTGTCGCCGTCGCGCAGGGGAAGCAGACCCACGATCCACCCGGCCCGTATGGGCGCAGCTCCCGGTCAGTCGGGCCGCAGTAATGGCAGGCGCTCATCGGTCAACCACCCAGCGTTTGTCAGGCATTCGGCTGTCCTCCGGGGCGGGGCGGGCGGTCACCACGAGAAGCTCATTCCGCCAGCCTCAGCTACCTCACGGCCATTGTTCCCAGCGTTCGCCACGTCGCACGGCCACAGGTGCTGGATACCGTCGTCCCAACACACAGAACAGATCCACGAGTGCGGCGAACCGAGCCCATCCCAGTGCGGCTGATGGAACCTCGCGGGCAACGCCATCCGCTCGGCGTAGGTCATCTCCGACACAGACGGACCAGACGGAGGGGCGGGGCGGGAGGTCACGATGTGCCGCCGGTGGTTTGCAACTCGCGGTCGTTCGCGGTGACTAGTGCGGTTCGGTGGGTCCATCCGGCTGTGCTGATGGCTTGTGCCAGTAACTCCGGGGTGCATTGGTTTCCCACGGCCCGGCAGTCCGCGATGACACGGCGGATCGTGCCGGCCAGGGTTTCCGGGGATTTCCTGTTCGTCGAGCTCACTGCACTGTCCTTTCGTAGAGTCCGAGCCTGCGGGCGATCTGTTCCGCTTCCCCGCAGGACGTGGCGGCGTACCGGGGTCCGATCGGGAGCCACGTCCCGCCGGCGGTGGGTAGTTGCCACCCGTTGAGGGTGAGCACCGGTGTTGTGAATGCTTGTTGGAGGGTTGGGACGCACCAACCGGTGACGTCCCGCGCTTCGGTGCGTTGCGACTCGGTGTGCCGGTGATGGAAGCCGCACGCGCTGATCAGGTTCCTGGGGTCGTTCACCATCGGGTCCGTGGTGCCGCCCATCCCCCGCCGGTACCGGTGATGCACGTCCTGGTAGCGGTTGCCACACCACACGCACACACCCCCGTCGCGGTGGATCACGATGCGGCGGGCAGCGGCCAGGCCTCCGCGGCGGTCGGCGGCGGTCACGGTAGAGCCTCGCAGTCGTCCATACACGGCCCGTAGTGCATGACACCCGGCCGGAACTCGCACGTTGTGAGCGGCGCCCATGGTGCCGGCATCGGCTTAACGTTGGGGTCGCCCCGTAACGGGTGGTCGTCTGCGGGGTCGAACATCGGCCCATCGTGGGCGGCGTCGGACTCGTCGTAGTCGTAGCTCATTCGAATACCTCCCCACAGTCGGTGCATTGAAAGTCGTCCGGGCCGATCTGCCTCATCCTGCGATGCTCACATTCCGGCAGGTCCGTTTCGTCGTCGTCGAGCTCGCTCATCGGGTGCCAGCCAGTTCGGCCCGGAGCTCATCCCGCAGGCTGACGAGCTCAGCGATACGCGCGGACCGGTCGTAGTCCCAACCGTGCGCCTTCTCAGCCCTGCGGAGCGCGGTTAGCTCGGTGTTCAGCCGGCTAGCGGCGAGTGTCGCGCACCCGCAGGTGTTCCGGTCCTGTTCCTGTTCGACCGCGGCGTCGAGCACGGCCAGTAGCCGGAGCGGGGTCAGGTCACGGACGGATTCGGCGCGCCCGTTTATGCGGACGTCGTAGTCGTGGCCGTCCTCGATGGACACCCGGAATACGGCTACGGCTTTGCCCATGAGGTCCCGCTGACAGGCCGGTGTGTGTTGGATTCGCATTGTGTCTCCTTCTTGGTCGGTAACACTCACACTGGTCTGGCTAGTGCGGGGTGTCAAGGGTGGATAGCCCATCGAACCCACGTCCCCGGCACCGGCCCCCGATACGCCAACACATCGAACCGGCAACACTGCCCGTCATCAGCCCACACGTGCCCGAGGGTGAGGACGTCGAACAGTGCCCGTAGGCATTTGTCCTTGTCGGGTTTCACGGTGTGCCAGGGGAGGTGAACGCACCCCGTGCGGCAGGACGGGAACGGGTCGCCCATCGCCTCATGGATCAGTTGCCCCTCCTCCCCGGCGGTGATAGCCCGCTCGGCTCGGCGGATCGTCGCCTTGTCCTCACCCCGCAGCGGGAACACGAACCGCACCGATAGGACCGCCGGGACATGCTGCGCGAACAGCGGCCCCGCGGCTGTGAGCCCGGGGTAAGCGTCACGGATCGCCAGCGCGGCGGCGGCCCGCCACGCTTTCAGGGCCGGCCCGTTGTCGTCGATCACGGACGCCCGAGGTTTCCCATCCTTGTAGAACACCCGCCCGGGTTTCTTGGATCCCTGCGGCACCGGCACCCCAGGGATGAACAGGTCCGTCACGGTGCGACCCGGGTCCGGTCGAGGTGCGCCGGTATGTGCCGGACCGGTTCCCCGGTGTACGTGTTAACGCACTCAGCACCCGCAGGGCGCTCACAGAACGGGCAGGCCCGGGTGAGTGCCTCCCGGCGTTGCTCCGCGAACAGCAGGCGCCCGTAATGGTCCGGTCGGTTCTCACCCATCGGACGGCCTGACCAGGGTCACGCGCACCCATTCGTCATCCGGCCAATCGTCCCACCGGATCAGTTCCCACGCTCGGTCCCCGGGGTGGTTCGGGTGGTACTTCCCGTTGAGGGTTGGCCAGGTGTCGCGGTCCATGTGGGACATCAGGGTGCCCGGGCGGCCGGCGATGGCCACCCGGAGCCGCCCGTCAGGCATGGCCGTCGAGTGTGCGGTTCACGGCGTAGGCGAGGTGCGCGGCGTTCGCCGCACCGCCTAACGCTTCGATCAGGTTCCACAGGGATTCGATGCGGAGCCATGCGGGTTCACCGGTGCGTGCGTTGGGGTTGGCGGCCCGGAGCGCGACCCATTCGAGTTCAACCGTGGAACGCATGTCGAGGACGGCGGTGCGGATCGTCCAGGGGTCGAACGCGGCGGGGACGTCGTCCTGCGGTCCGAACCGGTCCTGATCGGTGTCGAACGCATCAGCGGCGATGGTGTTGTGGTCGGTCATGGTGTGGCTCCTTCTTGGTCGGTAACACTTACACTAATCGCGCTAGTGCGGGTTGTCAAGGGGAGCGGTCCGGGCACTTCCACGGTTTCATGCCATGTGCACAGACCGGTGCCGGCATCGGCACCTCCGCGCGAAGCGAAGCGAGCAGCGGATCAATCGGAGCAAATCTGATCTTCGCCTCTAAGGACGGTTTCTCTGATGGTTCTAAGGACGGTTTGTCGGCCACCAGTGACCGGCCTAAACCCCGATCCTGTCCCCCCTGATTGTCGATCCTGTCCCCCCTAACCTCTGTAGGCCGGTCAGGCTGTCCCCCCTGATTGTGGATAACTCCGGGTATGTCCCATACCACTGGGCGGCGGTTCGCGGGTACGTGCGCAACCATCTGCTGGTCCCCGCGGATGATCACCCCGGCCGATTCCATCTCGACCAGGCGGCGCCTCACGGTGCGTTCGCTCACCCGCGCGTACCGGGCGAGCGTCGCTTGTCCCGGCCATGATGCGGTGCCGTCATGGTGCGCATGGTTGGCCAGGCCGAGCAGGATCAGGGTTGCCTCGGCGTCCGTCGTCGGTGCGTAGCGGAGTGCCCACGCCATAGCTTCGATGCTCACAGGGGGTCGCCTGCGCTACGATTGTTCTTGTTCACGTATTGCCCTTCGATAGTTGGGATGCCCGTTCACGCGGCCCTCTCGTTCTCTCGTCGGTGCGGTTTCGTTCCCTTGGTCGGGTGGTGAACATCGTAGGGCCGGTTACCTGTTG